AATGAAATCAATGACTTACAAGCTAAAATTAACTTGCAATGGTAAAAAGTAAGTTCGGTAAGTTGATTTAATTTATCTAATATTATCAATGACTTATTACTTCCCTCTATTTTTACTTACCAAGTAAGTTGGTAAGTGGTAAGTAGATTACTCATAAATGACGAATACATTATGGAAATCTGTTCGTTTAAACCAGGTACCATTATTTGTAATTTCATATCCTAATTTTTGCATTAATCCATATGTCATTACATAACAATAATGGCAATCGTATTTTCCTGTACCAGCTTTTTGTTTACAAGAAAGTTTGTGATTGATGTCGGTATCAAGCATTTGCAAGACACCTTTATCTAATGCACAACCAAGACAGATTGTTTTTCTATTAAGAACAATCTCTTGGTTACGCATAATTTGTTCGTTGCAGCTAGTACAACGAACCCTAGACGATTGATTTAAATTGTGGGAATCCATCATCATTTTCCTCAAATTTAATAATTTGATGCAGTTGAAAATCACTAAATGATGGTTCGTTTTCTAGGATACCAACACCATTTAAGCTATCACCATTAGTAATTTTAACCCACATTCGCTCTGACCCAATGCCTTTGCTTTTGCCAAACGCATTAGGTGGAAAGCGAACTTTAGTATATCCATCAAGCATAAATACTTCGTCTGATGCCAAGCCAACATTATTTGGTAAGGCAACAATATTTTTAGCCAATTTTTGACCAGCTTTTAATTTAGCCATTACATTCTCCTTTTAGCTTTTTCTGTTAATGGAATATGACTACCATCCCAATCGTATTCCCAATCCACACCAAGTTCTAAATCATCATTATTAGATACTTTTTTTACTAGATTGAGTTTGAGTTCTTGTGATTCTTCTGCCTCACGGACAGCCCAACACAAATAGTCTTTATCCATGCCAAAATCTTCATATCCTTGTGCAAGGCAGTTGTAATAATGAGCTGGTGGAACACCAAACCCTTTTCTACGCATAACATAGAACATACACTTACCCTTTGCTCCTGGAATATCAAGATTGACATACATTTTTTTATAAAGGTATGGGAAACCCTCAAATCTATCTAAGGCTTTCTCACATTTTTCTGTAATCTTCCATAAACCAATAGGNACTTNTGCACCCTTGCACTTAATGATGTCTGCAACACCATTAAATACAAGTTTATAGTCCTTAAGCATAAAACTAATCATAGGTTTAGCTTGTGGACAACGCACTTCCATATTGGAAATATTTAGATTAGCACCATAAGCACCATAATACATTATGATAACTCCTTTAAAGTGCTTGAGATTTTATCAATAGTCTCTTGACCACTTGTACTCATTCTATCGTAGTCAAAATACAAATCGTCAATTAACTCACTTACTTTCTTTAAATCTTTTTTAGTAAAGACTTTAACTTTTACTAAGTTTTCCATAACATACTCTCCTTTTGTTAAAATGTTATACTATATATATAAGCACTCATTACCTATATGTCAAACAAATTTAACTGTGGTTTTACATTTTTTATTCTTGCTTTGGCGATTTCGTAGTATTCTTCTTCTTTTTCTATGCCAATGAACCTAAAATCTTCTTCTCTTGCACCCATGCCAGTTGATCCACTACCCATAAACGGATCGAGCACCAGTCCTCCTTTTGGCGTTACCAAGCGAACAAGGTACCTCATAAGCTCCACTGGTTTTACTGTTGGGTGAGTATTTTTCTTTTTTGTTGCCGTTTGTTCGTTGTGTTCTTTAACACCAATGCCATCTCCCATAGTTGGTGCAAACTTGGATTCAAAACCATATAATCCAAAGTTACGCTCATCTTTTGATGTCTTTGCACAGTAGAAATACCGAGAAGCGTTGCCATGATCNCCATAAGCTGGCATATAATCTCCGTCATCATCTTTGTTNTCTGACCATATTCCCTTGTGTGTTCGTTGTCTGCTGACCTCCGTGCTGACAGTTTTTGGGAAGATTTCTTGTATTTGTTCGCTTCCGTCGTGCATAATATTACTGGGCCATCTGCCTCTTGGATCTGCGTCTGCGAACTCCGAGCCCTCCGACTTCATGCCACTATTATCATCTGACCAAACACCATCTGCTGATCGTGGTTTGCGAACAACTTTTTTACGCTTGGCGTTAGATGTCTGACCGAATGATAGCTTGTCCACACCNATTGCGGCCTTACTTTGTTCGCCTTGATCACGGAAGTCTGGCATAGTTTCTGGGTGTTTGACCTCGCCCTCTATCCTACAGCCATCAATGTTTATTGCACCAGTTCCGTGCTTCATCACATTGTCTGCTACTGACTTCTCCGACAAAGGCTTTCTTGCCAACACCATTGGTTCATGTGCAGGCTTGAGTGCTGTACCCCAACCCTCCCATTCATTGTCCACTTGATGCTCATAATCATCATTTTCAATATCTGAACTGAACATTCTTCCTTTGGCGTAATCTTCTTGACCAGTTGGTTCGTAATCATCACCCATTCTTGTTTTTCTCAACGCTTGTGGGTTTGATTTACCAGTCTTTTTTAAGGCATCAATAGATTTACCAATATTATGGCTTTTNGGAAACCCACTACCATANAACCAAATACATTGATCTCTNATTTCAAACCCAGCATCTTCTATGGCACACGCCATTCTNTGGTATGTTCGTGATCCACTAAACGCTATCAAATGACCTCCAGGCTTCAACAACTCATAGCATTTACGCCATGTGTTCGCCTGGAAAGCTATATCACCACCATCCCACTCTTTACCCATAAAACCTTTTGATGCTCTAGCAAAAGCTCCATCTGTACCAAATTGTGCTGGTGCTGAATCTTCCTTACCGAACCTTTTAACTATTGATGTTAGGTGATACGGCGGATCTGTAACTATACTATCAACCGAACATTTATCTATTGTTTCCATGACTTCTAAACAGTCGCCATTATAAACTGTGCTACCCTCTATTATTACTTCCATCTAATGTCCTATAAACCATTTCTATTCCGAGATTTTTTGCTATCTTCATGCCTTTTTTCATGCCATCTGACACACCTTTATCTATATAAACTGCCATTAAATCTGCGTGTTTATACCAGTTAAATGCTCTATCCATACCCATTGCTCGTTGCGTTTTGATCGCATCGTCTAAGACTTGTGGATAAAGTAAATGCGAGGCAAATGGTGACTCGCCTCGCATTAATGAATCAAACATACACTTTTTAGCATATGATAAGTTTTGTTTAATTTTGCCCTTATAAGGCGACTCTATTATAACAAGCATTAAGCAGCCTTTAGACAACTTGCTTGGATATTGTAATCATCAGGTTTGTCACCGAACTCATACCTTAATCTACCAAGCACCAGTCTTTTACTGTTATCAATGTCTGCTCTGCATCCTTTGAGTGTTTTGTATTCAACCTTACTGATGTGCCACATACAATTAGTAATGCCACCATCATGTTTTGAACCTTCTACCCAGACCACACAGATCATTAGAAACATTTTAACCATTTGATAAACTTTCTATATGTTCGCACAAACGCATTTGGTTGTTTGTGAATGGTTGTACTCATAATATGCAAATGCAAATATTTATTATTCATATTACGCTCCTTGTTGATATTTTTGTTCTTCATCATCTTGCTCATTAATTAAGCTTAATGCATGATCATAACCAATGGAACCATGTTTTTCTTTGATAACATTTAATGCCTGGTCGTTTGTCATGCCATAATCATTAAGTAAATCCCAAAAATGTTGTTCAACACCAATCAACTCACTATTCTGTAAATTAGCCATTTAGCTTTCTCCTTTTGCTTTTTGTAAGTTATAGTCGTTAATTTTAGAGCCTAAGTCTTTATTGCCAGCTTCACACTGATCAACCCAAACTCTCTTTGTGACATTGCCTTTGGCATCACGATACCTTCTCCAATGTCCTCTCCTCAAGTGCCACCTTTTAGGTGATCCATGACCTGTAAAAATCTTTTCATATACAACTCTTCCTTTAGGTTTAGGTAAATCAATATTAATAAGATTATATTCATTTGTAGGAACACGCTTACCATATCTAACGTGTGTAATTTTATTTTTTGCTGGTTGTTGTTTTTGTTGAACAATGAGATCATAATTAAGTAGTGATAAGACACTAATAATAAATCTCATATCTCCACCTTGCAATAGAGCTAAATGTACCCTTGCAATTTCTTGCATTGTTGGTCCAACATAGCCACCTTTAACCTCATCTTTGCCAGAAATCCAATCCATACTGCTTGACGTAGTTGTATTTAATCTTGAATAAACTTCATTCATTACTTGATAATCTTCTACATTGCCATCAAGTGGAGTGGCTTTCCAATACTTGTCATTTTGATCATACTCACCAAAATATTTTAAAACGTAAGGATGACCAAGTAACTTAACAGCATCCTTGACTTGATTTCTAGTAAAGGATTCTTCGTCTTTTTTCATAAGCTTGTTATAATCTCCACCAAGAGAACTTGTTTTATGAATAGTGTTTAAAAAATGTTGATATAAACGATTATGGCTACAATATTCATCATTAATGATGGTGTTTGACATAGGAGACATAATCCATTTACCTTCTTTTTCTCCATCTTGTTTAGGTAGTAAAGACCACATTTCGTAAGCAGTTAAATTATCTCCAATCATGGCATAAGCACCTGGATCATCGACTGCTTTCTCGTGAATATGATAACCAATGCGATCTAAATGATCTTTTGGTGGTTCAATTCTATCCTTATATTCAGGTAGATGTTTATGATACAATTTTGACATTGCATGAACACGATAATGCTCATCCCATTCGATAAACATATTTTTAAATGGTGGGATTGCACCCTTAATCATTTCATTTAAAACATATGGCCTTGATAATGATGCTTCAATGGCATGATCAATGAGATCATTACTGATAACAAACTTCTGTGCATTAACCAGTTTAACTTGTAATTTTCTGATTGCTGCCTCGGCATAAGAATGTTGATGATAACCCATAATGGTTCTCTTTGGTTGCGACATAGCACCAATGATCTCACTTGCCATTAATGGTTTATTAATAAACTCATCTACAACAAATTTTTCAAATTTAGACATAGCTTTACCACAAATCCGTTAAGGCATTTTTTTTAATTAAAATGACATCGCCCACAATAACATCTACAGGACCAAAGCTTTCATAGAAATGAGCAGTAGCATCTAAATTAATATTCTTTTGCTTTGGTTTGCCCTCTTCATCAATAAGCATGACATCGCCATTTCTTAATTCAACTCTTTCAACAAGACCACCAACAAACTCTTGAGCTTGTTCTAAATTAGGTTGTTCTTCTTTTTTAGTAATAACTTTTAACTTCATTGTTAGTAGTTCTCCTTTAAAAAGTTTTTAATTAGTTCCCAATGCTTTGGCGGTTTGATGTCTTTCATCTNTTTAATTGACTTCATAAAAAGAATAAAATTTTCATCTTCAAAAGGTAATGCTGGGTCAATGCACAGCTCACCGCAAATAGTTTCGTATTTCATAACTGCTGTTGTTTTCATTTATATCTCCATACGCTAGTAATATTGATAATATAGGATAGTTATAATAGGAAGTCAATGCCAATGTCAAGATAAAAAAAAGACCCAGTTTTTAGCTAGGTCTTTTTTAAACAAACATTTTAAAACAAAAGGCGAAATCAAATAATGATTCCGTACTTTATAAATTATATATAATCACAATAGGCACTCATGTCAACTTAAATCATCTAAAATACTAGTAGAAAATAAATGTGTATGGTTTTTATATACTTTACCATATTCAATTTCATTAACAGCTCTTGGATCATCTTCAAAGGCATTTGGACTTTGTTCTAATGGATCATATACGGAAATAAATTTATTTAATTTATCACTTTCTCGTTTAGCTTTAACTTTTGCAGCTTTACAAACTTTACATACTGCAAGATACACAACTTTGTTAAAACTATTTTTTGCTCTAGGAAATACGGATATTGACTTTGTANTATTACATTCTCTACACTTCTTTAACATTCTCTGCCTCNTTNATTGCNTAAAATATTCTAGCTACCACTTGTGGCACGATACTATTTCCTAAACATCTAAGTCGGTGTACCCTGTTGGGTATCCCATTAGCCACTCTACCCACACTGGGTTCAGCGTCCCAGAGGATCGGTCTTTCTCTGAAGGCTGGGTTTCTTTCTTTGGATAATCCCATTTCTCCATTCTTGGTGGTCTTAGTGTGCAACCCAACATCTCCTGTGCTTGTTGTTCGGTCATCTCCCCGGCTTCCACTTTCTTTCGGAAGATCATCGTCTGACCCATTGATGCGTGTCCGTACCCCTTGGTTGTTGGTGTCGGCCACATTATCTCTTTCTCTGCTATGAATGTTCCCAGAGTGTGTGCTCTCGTTCCGTTCTGTACTGATGGTGGCACTGTGTATCCGTCCTTCCAATCCCTTGCTCTCGGTGTTGGATACATTTGATTTTTGTTCTTCCATTCCTTTGTCTCTATCAATGTCATCTCTTGATTGTACTTTATTTGCTTCAAGTGTGGCTTTATCTTTTCCCAGTCCTCTATGCTTGGGTGACTGAAACCTTTTTGATCCTTGCGAAACCAATGTTCTATTGTTGTTTTCTTGATGTCTGTTTTCTCCGCTAATTCTTTGATTGTTGTCTGCTCCCGTAGGTAATCTACAAACTCCTGTTGAGCTGGTAAGTTTGGGCGAACAATCATCTCGTGATCTTCGTAAATCTTCATTAACTCTGGATTTTTCTTGATCTCTTCCATCATTACTTTGTCCACCAATGATTTCTGAATTGGCTCTCCACTCGCTCTGTGTGTCTTGCCTTGTAGGAGTTTCGTTGCGTGTTTCAACGCATCTTCCTTTGTGTCCATTGTTGTTGGTGTTGGCCACATCTTCACGCTGTCTGCTAGATTCAGACTGTGAGATGTCTGCCCGTCCTTGCTCAATCGTCTGTTGTTCGGTGTCAATTCCGCTTCTGGGTGTTCGATCTCTTGTGTTGTCGGTGTCGGCCATAAGGTCGAAGATGTCTGTTTGTACAAACTCATTGTCTGTTCGTCCACTTGCTCCCTCAAGTTCCCTGGCTTTGTTCTGCCCTTGCGTTGACCCTCCATCAGCTTCATTGTTCCTTCCTCTGAACGGGGTGGTAGATGATCCATCGTGTTCGGTGTAGCCCACAACCCAGCATCGCATTCGTCTATGCTTGGCGTCGACGGCTGCAGCTGGAATAAGATATGGGATGGCTTTGTATCCGATACTTTCCAAGTCAGAGAGACTTCTTCGGAGACCCATTGGCATTGTAACAAAGCCTGACACATTTTCGCCAATGACCCATCTAGGCCGTATGTCTTCAATAATCCTAACCATTTCGTGCCAGAGATCTCTGTCATCTTCGCTGCCTTTTTGAGCTCCTGCAACTGACCAGGGTTGGCAAGGGAAGCCTCCAACAACGATGTCTGCATCTCTAAATTCTTTTCCATTAAAACTCCTTATATCATTATATATTGGCACATCTTTCCAGTGCTTACGCAAGACTTTTTGACAGTATTCATCTCTTTCTACAAAGGCTACTGTTTCAAAGCCACCTACTATTTGTTCGGCGGCATAACTAAATCCTCCAACGCCGCTAAATAAATCTACTATTTTCATCCAGTACACTCCCCACCATCTGTTTGACAAAGGAAGGCTTCATCATTGAAAATCCAATCTTGTTGTGCGTTAACAAACTTAGAAAAGTTTTTCATACTTCTGTTACGCTCAAATCTTCTACCAAGTCTTTCTTCTGCATCAATCCACCATTGTGCTAATTCTGGGTGATCTCTGACCATTGAAGCTAATTGTGATTCTGATTTCAAGAAGCATAAATCACAGTTGCCTTTGATTGTCTTGCCACGAACAACTGGTAAATCTAATTTAAATGATTGTTTGTGCCAAAATCTATCAACATCAAATATACTATGATTGGCTTCAACCATAGGATAATGTGGATAAAAACCATTTTGAAATCCATCTTTGCATCTATGTTTTTCATCTGATCTAATACCCATTATGTTATGCCACTTCTTCCAACCAAGACTTCTAAGGTATTTACTAATGGTATCTCGTTTAAGACTACCAGTACAAAATCTTGCTAATGGATTAGGTAACATCTGATGCTTGTTAATAAGTTTATCAAATGGCTCACCCTTTTTACTTGATGAATCATAGTCAACTATTTTGAATATATGTTTGTTTTCTTCGTTGAGATCATATTCTAACCAGACGATCTCCAGGCCCCAGTTGAGCGAACAATCATTAATAAACTTAAGTGTTTGCGGCATTTCTCTACCAGTGTTCGCAAAACAAACAACANCNTTGCCTGGCAAACCATCATTATGATNCATGATTTGCNTCAACATAAATGCACTTGTTCTACCACCACTAAAGCTGATTACACAGTTATTCTCTGGAAGTTTATACATTGTCCCTCGCAGTTGTAGCCTCATACTCACCACGACTCATATCGCCATCTATGGTGCCAAGCCACTTCCTGCCACCACTTGTGCTAAATGAATACTTAGCAAGTCTACCTTCTTGTATGAGTTCTCTTACAATTCCATCTATCATTCTTTGTGTGCAATTATTCAATACATTTGGTGCATCTGTATCGGCAGACATACGTTGTAATATAGCATCTGCACCAGATTGTTGTGTCATAGCTCTGCCTTCACGCTCACAATCAGAAATCCAACTAAACAATGCGTTCTTCTTAATCTCTTTGTTAGTTCCACTATGTAACCTTGATATGTCATCACTTCTATCTAGCAGTAAACCACTAAACTCATCTCTAATAAAGTGTCTTATGTTTCTGTTTGCAGGACCATTTGACTTAACCACTGCACCATCAAAACATTTGTTTCTTTGATAATCTATGCCTAAATCTTGGCAACGTCTTCTGCCAGTGGCTTCATCTATCTGCCATAGTGCAAACGCACAACGAACACCATCAACCAATGCTGACGTACCTCTAATCATATTTCTTGCTTGTTCAGGCGTACTGACCACTGCATCTTCTTTTACCTTAGTCATATGATGACACATAATGACTGCCGCACCAGTTTCTGTAGCTATCTGTGCCAGTAATCCAGTCAAAGCCGCACCTGCCGCTGGATCAGAGTTTACATCTGCATGAACAAAAGATGCTAACGGATCAAATACAATTAGCTTTAAATCTTTCATCTGTAGTATTTGTTCGTACAACTTATCAAATTCTATACTGGTTTTATAACCATCATGTGTTTCTTGTAGTATAGGGAAAACACCACCAACATTAGGCAAACTCACGATTCGCAGCTCATGTTCATAACTTGACCTATTGTTATCATAGTCAAGTCTTTCAATTCTTCTGTGCATTTCTGATTCATCATCTTCTGCCGTAAAGATAATAGAGTTACCAAACTCACTTATATGACCACCAAACGCTTCTGACATAGGTTGACCACTAGATACTTTCATAGCTAAATCTAATGTCATCATACCTTTACCACTATCTCCTGCAGCAGAAAATATAATTGGCACTGCAAGTGGTAGTGTGTTCGCTATTAAAAACTTCTGCTGTGGTGCTTCTCCAACAAATCTGTTTATTAACAAACTTTCATCAAGAAGATTTATATTCTTTTTAACTTGCTTAACATTTGCATTAAGAAACTCATTGATATTGAATTGTTCGGCTATTGCGTCTACAACATCCCATCTCTCTGGCTTACCTCTTGGTGGTGTCAATGTTGTTACTGACTTAACTCCAGCATTAAGAGATAACTCCTGGACTAAATCTGCTACCTTGCGACCTGCATTATCATTGTCTGGCCATATAACTAGTTCTTTGTCATGTAATGGTGAGAAGTCAAATAGGTTTGCAGACTTTCTTGATAACATACCTGCACCACCCATAGTGCAAGTTGCAGTGTATCCAAGATCATTTAGTGCATCTGCACATTTCTCGCCCTCTACCCATATAATCTTATCTGATGCCACAATGTTTGGTATATTATAAAGTGGTCTTACATCTGGCATCTTTGGATAATTACTACCACCAGTAAATTGTCTAAACTCTTTCTTAGGCTTTCCATGACCATCTAACATTGGATTACCTTCATTGTCTTTTGCGTTATATCTGCGAACAAGACACAATAACTCCCCATCTGCGTTAAGATACTTATGCTCACTATCAAATGGTGTATTAATGTTTATATGTGGTGTGTTTGGCTTTATAATTGAGCTTATTGTTTCAACTTCAACTGGATTGTTACCATCAATATAATCTGAAAATAACTCTTTAACCTCTGTTAATTTCATGTTCCTACCCTCCATTAATATCTTAACAATGCCACCTACACCATCGGCTCCGTTAAAATCTTGCCCTTTCATAAAATATGGCGATCTTGGATTAATGTCTATTTTTAAAGATTTACCTGCTTCTCCACCTAATGAGCCAATAGTAAACTGATCACCCCTAACCACACCCTGTGGATAAGTGTCTTTTAACAAATTTATTTGTATATGAGATGGCACTTTATCACTAATTAACTCAACGAGTTCTTTAGCATCCATACCTCTTTTGTTATTGCCAAACTTAACAATGTTCATTACCATCCCCCTTGATGGCGATGCTCTGCTACCTTCTGTGTCGCCATCAACCATTACCCCAACAAGTATCTGCAAATTGACACCATTTACAATCAAAGACATCTCTGTTTTGTGCTATTCTAGGCAACATTTCATTTTGTTTTGTAGCCTTTAATATATCAACCGCTCTATCACTGGCATATTGAGCTAAGTCTTGATTGAACGGAACCAGTTCGTAGAAAATTTCGCTTGTATTTTTATTTATAACTGTAAACAAACATGGATTATCTGTTAGTTCCATATAAGCTTGATATAAAGCCACTTGCACTTCGTATGTGTGATTAGCTTTTATACCTCTCATTTTAAAATCCCTAAACTTTTTATCGTTAGCAGATTTGCACTCCCACAACATTGGATAACCAACACTTAAAGGGCCAGAACATATGACACCATCTATGTGTCCTTTTATCTCATCGTCTGCTATGGAAAAGCCAAATTGTTCTCCATTACTATCCATTGTTCTAATGTCAAATCCTGCATTTCTAATCCAACCAGACATACTATTTTCTAACTCATGTCCAAGTTGAAATATTCTAAGAGTTTGTGCATTAAAAGCTTTATCTTCATCAGGATCTTGACCTTTATATATGTACTGTATTTTTCTAGCACACTTATCTCCTAACATTGATCCACCTAAATATCTTCTTCTAGGCTCTCTCTTGTTTTTATCAACTATAGTTTTGTCAATAACATCTTCAAAAAGGGATCGGATCTTCATCGACTGGCTTTGATTGTTTGTCGTAGTTTGAGACATATTCAAGAAGTAGTTTGTTGAGTCTGTCTTCTGTATATTGTTCATCTTCTTCTAACCTTTTTGAAAATTGCATTATTAATATTGTAGTGAGTATTTGCTCCTCACTAAGTTCGCTTAGTCTTTTATCCCAACCAAATCTTGTAAATAATTTGGTTAAATTTTTTAGTGAATCGTCTCCGATTGTGGGTTTATCCATCTACCTTCTCCTTCTTCGTATAAACTTCCCTCTGCAACTTGTTGACCCTCAAACTTGGCAACAAAACTAACATTTGAAACATAATGTTTATTTTTACTTATTACATGATTTAAAGCTTTATGTAATTTATCCACTGCTTCATCTGGTGAATCACTGAAACTAAACTGCACAAACATCTTGCCGTCTTTAAAGTTCTCAACACCTGCATCATTTTCTTCTTTAATTGTATATTCAACTACCAATCTTGCCATCTTTCGCCTCTATTGCTAACGCAGCATATCCAATAATATCAATCATGTTGTCTTCAACCTTTGGATTCTGACTGTTTCTAATTTGTTTGATTCCTATCATACATCTATAAATGTCATTTATATCTAACTCTTGCTTTAGCTTTTTTCTTAACAGTATGTTCCACATTGCAGCGATACTTGTATGTGTATCATAAGCATCACCATGAGTTTTAGCTCTAGGNCCATTAATTATTAAGTCTACTTTTTTTAATGCTTCACTGCGATGCACTGTCACCTCCTTCATAATAATTTAAAATTTTGACATCAATGTCCTTTTTATTCCACAAATAATTTAGCCAACAAGCCGCTTTGTATTTGTTCCAACTAAAATCCATAGGTCTAATAAACTGACCCAAACTAGCCAAGGCATCTTTTTGACGTATGGTTACACCTTGATTTAGCCACCTCTTACCTTTCTTTGAGCCATCACTATCCTCAACGCCTCTTAGAAAGTCATCAGCAGACGCAATAGCTTGTTCTTTAGTACCAACACTAATGATTCGCAAACGCCCTTTGTTTCGCTTTACAATCGCCACAGACAAGTCATCTAAATGTGCTACTAAGCTAAATCCATTAAAACCACTTGCCATCATACATCTTTTGTTTTCAAACAAGTCAAGCCATCTAAAAGGTGATCTATCAATGAGATCAACTTCTGTCATAGTAAAGTTTTCAAGAATTTCTTTGTCTTGAGTTCCAAATTCATAACCACAGATAGGACACTCTCTTGATGATAAAGGTATTTCAGACTGACACTCTGGACAGTTTTTAAGTGGTGTTGCACCACCAGTGTTCGCTTGAGCACCATCTAAATCTACGCCCTCATCAAGTGATCCATGTGTTAATACACTTGTGCCAAAATCTAAAACAACGCAGTCTTTCTTAATAAGTCCAGGGTGTTCTTCTTGATTAATTGGTCTTAATCCACGCCCAATCATTTGCACCATTGTTGATTTGTATGAACATGGTCTAGTTAATACAATGCAACTAATTGGTGGTGCATCAAATCCCTCTGTAAGCACAGCAACATTAACAACAACTTGAACATCTCCATGTTCTAAATCATGTAAGATTTGTCTACGTTGTTCGCTTGGTGTATCACCAGTTACAATTTCTGTTCTTACATTTTTACGTCTAAATTCATCACAAACATCTTGTGCATGGACTATGGTGCTACAGAAAATTACTGTCTTTCTTTCATTAGCTTTGTCTTGCCACTCTTCAACAATCTTTTCATTAATGGCTCTTTTGTTCATAATCTTCTCAACCTCTGACATATCAAAGTCGGTTACAGTCTTACGAACACTCTCTAAATCTTTTTGCACACCCACATCAACAACGTATGTCTTTGGTGGCACAAGGAATCCCTCTCTAATTAATGTACTAATTTCAATCTGATGTGAGCAATTAGTAAATACTCTTTTTAAACCTTTTCTATCTCCACGATTAGGTGTTGCAGTGAAGCCAACAATCTCTACAGAATCATTAGCTTGTCTGACTTTATCAATGATACGGACATATGTATCTGCTACTGCATGATGGCTTTCATCAACAACAACTAAGTCAAAATGTTCTATGTTATTAAGATTGTTTTCTCTTGATAATGTTTGCACCATGCTAAAGATGGTACTACCTGACCAGTCCTTTTCTGTGCCATCAACAATGCTAGTAGAAATATTTGGATTAACTTTAGAAAACTTAGTTTTATTCTGTCTTACTAACTCATCTCTATGTTGCAGAATAAGAATCTTGTTTCCTGCTTTAAATCTTTTGCCAACTAAGGCAGATAACATAATTGTTTTGCCTGCACCTGTGGGTGCAACTACAATTGTGTTTTTGTGTTTGTCTAGTGCAGTTGAAGCATCCTCTACTGCAATTTCTTGATATGGTCTTAAAATCATGTTTGTTCCTTAAATGTTGGGTAGCTTTGCGGCATCGGTGCTACCCAAACCGACTCTAGCAGACAGAGAAAGCAGTCTTGCCGCTAGAAATCTAGTAACCTACTTTTGAGCCCAAGGTGGCATAGTATTATTAGTAGGTTGTGTTTGCGTTTGTGGTGTTTGCACTGGTTGTTGTTGTGCATTACCACTACCAATGTATTCTTTGCTATTAACTGCTAGTGCAACCAACATTTTATTTTTGTCGGCATAACCATTTGTGCCTTTTTCTACAGCAATTTTGACACAAAACTCTGCACCATCAAGCACATTCAAGTCATTAATATTACGTCTTGATGCAGCCTCTGGTGAAGTATCATTTGGATCTAAACCAAAAGCACTGTTAATAATATCTCTAAAAGTTCTGATGCCAATTTCTTTACACCAAGGCATACCACTTTCAGGATTAATCTTACCACCATCAACCATGACATTTTGCCAAAACTTACGTTTGTCATACTTGCCACCAACCACAGTAAATTCACATTCAAGCCATTTAGTGCCAGTCTGTCCTACTTTAAATAATGGTTGTGAAGAGTAATCAGAAATAGTTTCTGCTCCTCTTTTCATGGTTAAAATTACACGAGCAACAGTGCCTGCAGGGATAAGTTCAAAATCACCACCCCCACCGCCTGTGGGTACACTATTATAATCAATCATTTGCATTCTCCTTTTGACTAGATTTGATTGAATTAGGATCAACAAAATCCAAGCTCTTGTCATCTGTTGATTTACCTTTAATTTTTGCCAATAACTTACCAAGATGTGGCTCTTCAATTACTTCTAATTGTCCAGACCTATCTTTTGCTGGATAGCCATATTGATTAAGTGTTTGACATACAAAAGCCCTATAAGGACCATGTTCTTCGCTTGGCATTACTGCCATAGTAATTACTTCATCAACGATCCCTGGTAATTCACGACCAGTCTTTGAACCCTCAATTTGTAATTCATATACAGACCTTCCATAGTCATCTACCTTTTCATCAAGGATACCAACAAAGATTACATTTTTATCTCTGATGTGTTGTAGATGTGTAAGCCATGACATCATTTCACGACCTTGCATACCATAGACGGCTCTTGTATCAATTTTGCCAGTCCTATCAGATTTGTTATCTGCATGACCAAGGCAATACTGAAAACAAAGTCTGCCTGCAACTGTAATACTATCTACAAAAATAGAGTCGTATTTCTTCATCATTGCAATGGAATCACCATACATTTGTGAAACTCTCTCATATTCCACAACGCTATATGGTTGTTCGGGTGTTAGAGCTGGATTGGGCCCACCAAGAAAACAAGCAAAATCTCTGCACTCTTCCCATGTCTTAGGGCGAATCACATCAATTGGCCATCTTTCAATAGCGGCATCACCAGCTTCTAAGTCCATAAACAAAGTAGTATCAGGATCAAGGGTACGGGCAAGAGTTGTCTTACCCACACCACTTTGACCACAGACTACAATCTTATGACCTCTTTTTTCTGCTAATCTTTCATCAGCAGTAATAATCTTAAGAGCCATTAGTATCCTCCGTAATATCCACAGATGTACCTGTAAGTTCTACAGTTCTGTGTTCTTGTAGTTTAGCCTTAATACCAGGAGGTGCATTGTTATACTTACGCTCATCAATACCATAAGTAATCTTAGCGTAATGTCTTGCATCATCTTCGCTCATATTAATCAAAGACTGTGCTAGACCTTCTTGATCCCAAGTTACCTTCTGTCTTAAGCTTACTTTAACTTTATAGCCCTGCTCATTAAATGTTACAGTTCCATAATCTTTGCCATCATCTGCAAGTTTGTTCCTTGCAGAGTTACCAAATCTAATTGCAAGATCGTCATTAAGAACACCTTGCTTGTCCTTTAACGCTTGGATTTGTTGTTTCAAGTCTTCACGATACTTGAACAAATCCTGCAAAGGCATATTTAAAAAATCTAAATCCATAATAATTCCTTTCTCTTATAAAAAATAGACACTAGATACCTGAACATAGGCACACAAATCCTATTTGTCAACAACCAATATTATTTTTTTTTGTAAGAGAGATGCAATTCTATATTATGAATGGCTTTCATAAGCTTCTTTTTAAGTTTAAACTCTGGTGTTAATATGCCTTTTGCATCTTCAACAACAAGTTTAAAAAGACCATTTTCTTCTTCTAATAAATACCTAAAATCTGCTATATAACTACATATTTTAACATCATTAATAGTCAAATCATATCGTATTTGACGCTCTAATTGAGTAACAATACCAGCTCTTTCCATTGATTTAAGCTGTCCCCAACGCTCTGCTTCCCACTTAGAATCAAACTTTAATCCCATAGCCACAGTTTTTTTTGCGAAATATTTGTTGGGTCTTCGGGTTTTATTGGGTATAATTGGGTGTTTATAATTCATGGAGGTAGTATAATGGCAGACACATCTAAATTCAAGTCAATAGGTATTGATGTTTCAACTTACAATAAACTTAAAATTATTTGCGATAAAGAAAGACGGAATATCCGTCAACAGATAGGTTTAATGGTTGATAAAGAATGTGAAAAACAAGGCATAAATAACAATGTTAAGACTTTAGGATTAGGTACCCTCGACCGCTCTCATCCTTGAAATCAGGCGATTCGCTCTGTTTGTTACCTGTTTGTGCCATCTCGAATCTTCCATTTGAACGGCACATTCAGACCAGTCTTTGTTCGCTAGTGCTGCACGGAACATTTTAAATTTTGATAAACGAGGTCTACCCATATTAAACATCATGTTCGCACANATTTTTTGTACTTCTTCTGGTANATCATCAAAATTATCAAACAACTCTTTNCACTCTGATATTGTTACNTCNATGTCTGTAGCAAACAATTCATTAACACGATCTTCTGATACTGCTGTACCAACTGGTTTGCCGTGTTCCTCATCTTGTTCGGTGATAAGATGGCCGATTCCTGTCGTTGGTAGGTTAAGGTGGTCGAGGTACACGGAGTTTACACTACCCTCATCACGCTTAATCTCTTCTCTTAATTCATCTATGTTCATCTGTTAAATAATTCCCCATATTGTTCTTTTGGTACACTCAATGGTGATCTAACTCTAGCTGCTATTGCTTGATTTGCTGGAGATAATCCAAGTGCCGCACCAGTTCCAGGGTTTGTTACATCAATTTTACCAATATTTGT